ACAGCATCAGCAATATATTGGTCAACTAAGGTATTTTCTACAGCATGAGTCGAAATACGAGTTGGAAAATATCCGTTCATTTGGACTATTTCAGCTTGACCACGATTATTTTTACTTAAATAAGCAAAAGAATTTCCTAATCTTGAAATAGAAAATGGTGCTGATATACCTTGCTGACTTGATGAGCCTGGTATTCTTTGAAATGGAAATGGAAATGTTCCTACATCAGCCCATACTTCACTAGTGTTTTCCCCTAGTAAATAAACTTGTCCGTGGTCACAAATTAAAGATACAAGATTATCAGGACCAGTAAACTTACTCGCAAAACTTAATGAATAAGTAATAGGACTTAAAATATTAGAAGCAGCCCATTGTTGTGTATTGGGGTCGTTATAAACAAAATAATTGTCTACAACATCGACTACTGTTGCACCACTAAATGCACCATCGGTAGTTGGTAAAACACTAAAATTTAACGCATACATGGTTCTTGAAGCAATAGTCTGTGAATTATTAATCACATAATTACCTGTATTACCTGTTCCTGTACCAAATGTTAATGTTAGGGTTAACCCTGTTCCTGAACCTGTTGTAGAAGTAGATACAGGATTTTGAGGCAAAGAAGTATATGAACCTGAAAATGTTTGTGTAATAGCTGTAGGAGTACCTGGTGCTAGCAAAGTTACTGGAATACTAAATCCTGAACCTGTACCTCCAATAGAAGCTGCTGTTGCAGATAAAACTGTTCCTGTATTAGTAAATCCTGTTCCAGCAGTTGCTAAAGTTACAGAAGTTACAACTCCCCCTGAAACTACAATATTTGCAGTAGGGTAAGTTGTAGCTGTTGCTCCGCTTACATAAATTAATTGAACTCCAGTATATGTTCCATTTGTATAGCTTGAGCCAGGAGTAATTGTTCCTAAAGTGCCAACCCCAGATGTAATAGCTGAAACTGTATAAGTAGCAGGGCTTGCACCATAAACCCCACCTAAAACCGATATAGTGTCGTTTACAGCGTATCCTGTGCCACCTGTGGTAATACTAGCACTTAATACTGTTCCGTTGCCTAAAGCCGTAATAATCGTGTTTGCTGTTACTGATGCACCTGTTATTGTCTGACCGACATACAAAGTCCCTGAAGTTACGGCTGATACCGTTAAAGTTGTTGTTGCAATGGATGCTGTAATAACAGCTGCGACATTCGCTGAGTTCATTTGCTCAGGAGTCGATATAGTAGCTGTTGTGTTAATTGTCCAACTTGTACCTGAACCACCAGTAATAACTGTTTCAGATGGAACTCCAAAACCAAATAATGCTTGATTAACAGCAATTGTTCCACTAATCTTACGAGTAATAGTTAGGGTATTCCCTGATATTGTTCCTTGAAATATAGCAGCACTTGGGTTTGAAATTCTCCATGTATAACGGTAGTTTCCATCCGTAATGTAAACATTTACTCCATTTTCAGATATGCCTACACGACCACTATTAGTATTTAATTGACCAATAATCGTTGGAGTAAAAGTAGAATTTAATACATAAACATAGTAACCACATACAACAACCATGTAGTTACCACCTGATACAGTTCTCATGCCACGAACTTCGGCTTGTGGAGATAATGCGACTATTGAAGTAAGTCCAGGTGTCGGATATAAAGCAACTACTCCTCGCGAACCTTGTGGTTTCGTTGGGTCTACTTCAGGATACCAATTAATGCACTCTTGAGCATCTTGATAGATACTCGGAGCTTCATAACTTGCACCTACAAAACCAAAGTCCATATATCTCCTAATTTATCTAAAAAATCCGCCTGATAAAATCCAGCCAGCATCTTTTGCTCGTCCAACTAACATGGAATCAGGATAACCTGCAGCTGCAATTGGCATCATATTATTACGTTTAATCGTAGATTTAGCTTGTGCTGCGTAGCCTTGAATCATTGCTATTTGAATTTGTGAAGCCTTGCCATACATCGGCATCAGTCTTTCAGCTAGACACCATCTAAGAGCCATTGAATAGCCTTGTGGTAATACTATCGTATCGTTAAATGTTTCATATCCACTAAAAATAGTAGATGAGAACATATGCATTTCACCTTGAGCTGGGTTTGGCCATACAAATACGTTGCCATGGTCAGCATTAGGATTGTAATAAAGAGCTTTAGGCCATGGTCCATTTAACGTCTTTAATCCAATTTGATTGTAGTTTTCTAAAGCAAGAACAGCTACTTGGTAATCTAATCCACCATTTTGAACAGCTTGACCATTACTTTGTGTATTTACTCGAACATAGGCTTGGTCTATAAATAATGGCTTTTGATAGTATGCTGTAATCGGTATCGGTGTAATAGTTGCTGTCATCGCTTCACTACCGACTGTTTGAGAGTTATTGACCGTATATGTTCCTACACCACCACTAGCATTTAAAACGCTTTGTATCGTTGTATTTGCTGATACTCCTGTACCTGATATAACAGCTCCTACTCCTAAATATCCTTGAGTTATTGTTGATACTGTTAAGGTAGTTCCTGAAATAGAAGCTGTAAAAGTCGGTATAGGAGTTGTTGCTGGATTGCTTAATTGATATGTTCCTACTTCATTGACATTACCACCTGCACCTGTAATAAATTGAACAATTTTTGTGCCTGTAGGTATGCCTGTACCTTTTAAAGTTTGACCTTGTGCGACTGCTCCTGTAGTAATACCTGAAACTGTCAAAATATTATTGGTAATTGTTCCTGACATACTAGCACCAATAAAATTAGCTGTTGATGCTGTCGGACCAATCGTATATTGAATTTGACCTGATATTAACGGAAATATAATCTCTGTTGTGTTATATACCATCATATCCTCATTAGACCATTGGTCTATAAGGTCATTTAACATATCAAAGGCATCTTGTGTAGCTTCAGGACTAGGAGATTCCCCTGCTTCTAATGCTCCAATATCTTTTAATGCTCGGCTAATGATGTCGATAGGTGCAGTCATTTTTAGGCAGTAGCTAATTGTGTTATAGGAGCTTCTAATGTTTTCCAAGGCAAAGGCTGTGCTGATGGACTTACAGGTGGTGTAATTTGTGATTGAATCTGACCGTCAATATTTGCATAGTAATTTGCTTGGTTGTCAGTAGCTGCATTAATCCATCCAATGACTTGTGCTTCTGTTAATTGGTCGTATGGAATGTAGTCAGATTCCACTTGGTCAGTAAATTGAATGTTGCCACCAATAGACGCTGTGTTCGTTCCATCAGTTCCACTTACCTCGAATATGACATTTACGACATATCCTGTTGGGTTAGGTACTGTAAACATCTGTTGTATGGTTGTGGTATAAGTTGTTGCCATTTAATTCTCCTAATTTATTTCCAAGCTACGGCACAAATATCTTGTACCTGTTGTGGTTGTGATGAAACATCAGCATTTTTTTCAAATGATGTGCGGTGATATTGTTTAGATATTTCTGTTCCATCTTCCATAATGCGAGTAACTTCACGCACAAGGACTGTACCATTCTCGGTTACTGTAATTTGGTCTATTACTACTTCTTTAGTTAATGCCATGATAAAGCTCCTTTTAGTTGGGTATCAGAATTTAATTTAATTAATGACATTTTGTGCGTCCTTATATGCTTTTATTATTTCTAAGTAAAAAAATATTAATAATTGTGAATAATTGATATTGATATATCTCCAAGACTAGTAGGCGATTGTGCCGACCAAGTTGGGGGAAATATTCCATACGTTTCAATATGCACGCCTGTTGAAGTCATTGAAGCAGACGAATTTTGAACCGTTCCTGATGCTTTTGCATTTACACTAAAAGGAATTCCAGTAATATTTGATAAATTACCTGTAGATGCAATTGTTGCAGTTCCAGTTCCAGTAATAACACAATTTACAAAAACCAAACGACCTATTTTGGTATACGAACCAGAAGCTGTTATTGACCCTGTTCCATTTACAATGGTAAAAGAATTTAAGATAGGTGTCCATGTACCTTCTTCATAATCATCAAGTGTATTTGCATCAGATGAAGACAATTGTGTTGCTGGGAAAGCAATACCTGTACCTGAACTAATTGTTCCGCTAGGAAGAACAAATGTTTTCCCATTCTGTGTATAAGCTAAAGGATTACCATCACCATCAGATAACACAATGTAGTTACTTGCTGTACGGATGTCTAAGCCACCTTGATTGCCGTTGTAGCCACCAAGAACTGTATTTTTAGAACCAGTAGTTATGTAATAACCAGCTTGATAACCTACTGCTGTGTTGTATGAGGCGGTGGTGTTGGAGTAAAGAGATTGATAACCAACAGCAGTGTTGTTAGAGGCTGTGGTGTTGGATGCAAGTGCTGCGCCCCCTAGTGCCGTATTGGCGTTGCCTGTAGTGTTAGACTGTCCTACGCCATTGCTCGCGCCATCAAGACCACCTACAAAAGTGTTGTTTGCTCCAGTGGTGTTGGCAAAACCTGAGGCGACCCCAACAAATGCATTGCCTCCGCCGGTTGTTGTGGCTTTACCAGCTTGATAGCCTAAGAATAGCTGATATTGAGCAGTCGTATTACTATACCCAGCCTGATAACCTACTGCTGTATTGTTAGATGCGGTGAGGTTTGATAATAAAGCAGACATACCAACTGCAGTATTACTAGAGCCAGATGAATTTGAATAAAGTGCTGTATCACCAATAGCTGTATTTTGTGTTCCACCTGTAGTATTTGCAGTTAAAGCCAAATAACCAAAAGCACTATTCCTACCTGAACTTGTATTTACCGCTAAAGCACCATTACCAACAGCAGTAGCAATAGCCGTTGAACTACCACCTTTACCAACAGTAAGACCTGATATAGATGCGTCATTAGCAAGTGTAAATGTAGTGCCGTTAAACGTCATGTTGGCACTATCAGTTAATAATCCACCTGTAGTTGCATAAGTAACACGACCACTTGTTAATGCCGTATTTGTTAAAGTAGTAAATGCACCTGTGCTCGGAGTTGTAGCACCAATAGAAGTGCTATTAATCGTTGAACTTGTAATCGTAGAATTTGTAATTGTGTCAGTAGAAATAGGTGGACTAAAGAAAACTCCTCCTGGTCCTACTAACCCTAAACAATTTCCATTAACATCAAATTCAGCTTGAACAGGAACGATGTTTTGTGTGCTTGTCGTTGCGACTTTATTTGAACTCATTATGATATTCCTTCGCCTGGAGTGATTTCTAAACTTGTTGCTGCACTTGCTATAAACCAAGCATTTGGAGGAATGCTACTAAATACTCCTACACCATTCGCAGGTATAGATAGAACATTAGCGATTCCACTAGAAGTTGGAGTAGTAGCTACAGGGGTAACTGATGCGTCATTAGGCTCTTGTGGAGACCAACCAACTCGAACTAAACTACTTGTTAAATTAACAATACGATACCCTGATGGATATACATTGTTATTAGATTTTACTTGGACAGGACTTGTTCCTACTAAATAAGTCGGTCCAAATGGTCCAAATGCTGAGTTATAAGCCATGATTTCTCCTTAGACTGCTGTAATAGGTAGAGGCAAGTTTTCACAACGAGTTATACAAAATACATAAGTACCTGCAGCTGGTGTTACTGCTCCTGCTGTGCTATTTAAAAATGCAACAGTTAAAACACCATTTGTTAATACATCACATTCAGCACCTGTTACACCTGCTGTCTGAGCACCTGCTAAACCCACATACTGAACGATGTCAGTTGTTTGTAATCCAGGAATATTAAATGTTTGTGCAGCTGTTGTATAAGATGCAACAGAAACAGGTGTTAGATATGGTCCGATATAAGTTTGTGATAGAACATTACCACGAGAAATAGTTGTTGATGGCATAATATTTTTCCTTTTAAAGGTTAATTCAATTATAGGTTTTTTAAGAAAAAAAGCCACACTTTTTGAGCATGGCTTTCTTTATTTACTTCTGTTGGTGATTAGCTTGATACGCTAAAGTCATAACCATATACATAAACGTCAAATGTTGCACCTGCTACTGCTGTTGTTAATGGTGCTGTTACGTTTAAATAAAGGTTTTGAACTGTAGTTGCTGTAGTTTGTGCTGAAGGAGCAACCAATGAAACACCTACTGCTGTGCTTAATTGTGATGCTGTAATTGCTCCATATAAACTTGAGCCACCACTTGTTGTCGCTACACCTAATGCTAAACCTGTTGCTGTAACGTTAGCTCCAGCATTGTTTAGGTTAGTAACAATTAAGCTCTGTGGTAAAAACACAGAACTATTGTTAACTTGCATTGGATAACTAGCGATTGCGTTAGCGTTCACGTTCTTCAACGTTGCAATCAAACGTAATGACTGTGAAGTCGTTACATTCGATGGGTGGGTTGAATTCGTTACTGCTGGTCCTGGATTTGCCATGATATTTTCCTTTCGTTAATTAAGCTGCAACACGACAAGCGAGTTCAGGATATAGAGGAGCCCAGCCATACAATACGTCAACACGAGTCGGAATAGAATCGTTGTTGATAGTGTATTGACGAACTACACGCATAGATAGCCCAATTTCTTTATCAGAAGCACGACCAGCGAAATGGACTCCCTCTGGCAATTCTAAATCTGCCATTGCCATTGTAAAAGCATTGCGATGCATAACGATGTTTTGTGGAGATACGATACCATTTCCACTTGCATTGTATTGCGATGCAAAGAATGTTACAGCAGCTGTTGATGATGTAGTAGGAATACTGACGTTTTGGAACTGACCACCTGAAATAACAGCAGGAGAAACAGTAACAGAAACGCTAGAACCTGAAGCAACCGATACAGCACTCTTAACTACGAATGAACGTAATTTGTTAGTTCCGTATGCTTGACGATTCTGTGGGTTAACAGCATAGACACCTGCAATTTGGAATGTATCACCTGCATTTAAATTGATTGTGCCTGTGTTAGCAGCAGTCAAAGTAATTGTAGATTGTGATGCCCAACCACTATTCAAGAATCCAGTAGCAGTTGTAGTTGCTACAGAAGCTGTTACTGTTGATGAAGAAAAGTTACCAAAAGTTTGTGAAATAATATTTTGGTC